ACTTAAAAACCGAAGGTTACGACTTTCATAGGGTGCTACTTCATCTGTTACGCCTACAGTAGTAAGATAAAAGTTATCCCAATCTATAGAGCTATAGTCAGTTGTAATGCTAGAACTAGCAGGTTTTAACTCAAAGAAGCGTTGTCCTGCTACTGTTTCAACGTACACGTTTCCGTACATGGGGTCTACTGCACCGCTTTCTGCAACAGATAGAAAAGGCCATTGTGGTTCTTGAGTTATAATATCAAAGTAAGCACGATTTACTGAGTCTTTAACATGTTGCTGTACACCTAGTGCGGCTCCAAAAGTTGTTGACGTTAAGGCAACTTCGTTGAGTTCACGCAAAAGCTCATTAGTTAGTTCAAGGTAAGTTGTTGCCATATCTTATTTCGCCTTTGATTCTGTTTTAGTGTCTGGTTTGTTAAAGATAGCATCCCAGTTATCGTCAAATTTCTTTTTGTTTTCAGGCTTATACCAACTTCCTGTATCGCCTAGTTTCTTTCCTTTCTTCTTGCCTTGCATCATTATAGGCTTTGAGTTACTTCCTAATATTGCCATAGTGTCCTCTTAAAGATCAGGGGGCTTTTACACCCCCGTCTCTAATTACTTACTTAGTCAATACCGTAGAACGCAGATACTAATGCTTCTGGGCGTAGAACCTTAGCGCCGTATACGTGCAGTCCACGACAGATGTCACCAAAGCTATCTGGGTCACGAAGGACTTCAGTGCTTGTGATGGTCTGTGCAGTTGCAGTAGAGCTAATGTGTCCACATACTACTTGACCTGCCGCGTTACTAGGAGCGGCTATGTTGTTAGACTTGTACATGTCAAATCCACGGAGTTTTCCAGAAGATACCAATCCATTGCGGATTCCACCTTGACCAGAATTGAAGTCAACAGACATCAACTTAGAGCTAGACTGAGATAGTTGCTCGTAAAAACTAGGTGGAGCTAAGAACCAACGACCTTCTTCTGGAATGCTTTGCTCGTCAAGTAGACGCGCCATGTGAGCCATTATATCAAGAGGGTCATGCTCGTTAGAACCAAAACCAAGATCCAAGTTACCAGTGCCGTCAAAAGTTCCTGCGGCTAGGTCAGTAGCATTGTCGCTACCAAGGATGTGGTTAGGGCTTGCCGCTGAAACTCCCGCAATAATCTTAGCAATTACGCCTTCGTCAAATGCGTCACGCAATGCGTAAGCGGCAGATGAAGATGCAACTTCTTTGAAATTTACGTGAGACATAGCTGTTTCAATATCATCAACTTTGAATTTAAATGCGTTAGCCACATCTACAATCAAGGTTGTTTCTACGTCAGTCAGTTTAGTCTGAGTTACGTCAGCACCACGCTCATACGTATATACAGTGATTTCTGGCTCTTTGATGATCTTTACAGAGTCACCGAAACCTGAGATTTCACCCGCATAGTCAGTGTTAGTAATTGCTTCAGCTACCGAAGCCTTTCGGAAGAAGTTAAGAACCTTCTTAGAAAAGATTGAGGGCATGAAGAAGCTGTTAGTTTGACCCGATACTGAGTTACCGAAGTTACCGTTCGTGTCTGTACCTTGCTCAAATAGAGCGTCTGAGGCATTATAAGCCATTGTGTGTTACTCCTAAAAAAAGACAATTATATTTAATCTACTATCCTGCCTTCCATTATAGCTTGGTCAATATCACTTTCGTATTTATCAAATTGAGCCATAGACAGTTTAGCGATTTCCCGTTGTGACCAAATCTTTGGTTCTTTAGCATCTATTTGTGTTGTCCGTGTGGACACCATATCTGCCGCTGAAGATTTGGGGGCTTGTGATTTCTTTGCCTTCTGCTTACTTCCAATCTTGATTCCATTTTCCATTTTATAAAGATCAATAGCTTTGACCGCTAGTGCAACATTGTCTGGGTTTTCATAGATCCAACCTTGAATTGCTTCAGGTTGTTCCTTAGCCCATTCGTGAAACTTTTCATCTCCGCGTATATCCTCAAAATCAGGATGTCGAGAACGTAGCGTAGACTCAGCTTCTTTACGTTGGATGTTTAATTCTCGTTCTTCAAGAACAGACATCTTAGTTTTTAAAGCTTGCATTTGTTGTTCACTCTGTAAGTGTGCAACAGTTTCTACTGTTTCATATAGATCAGGATACTGCTCTTTAAAGTTTTCAAGGTCTTCAGTTGACTTAGGCGGGGCATACGCAGGTTGCGTTTCAGTTGCCATCGCGGTAAGCTCTAATTCTTTCTGCTTAAAAGATGCTATCTTCTGATCGTAATGTTTTTTTAGATCATCGTATCGTTTTTTATAATTAGTTCTTCCTTTGGGTGCTTCCTCTTCTTGTTCAGGGGCCGCTTGACGGGTAGCCTGTGAGGGTTCTTCAAAGAAAAGCGTATCTGCTTTACCTCTACTTGGGGCATCTGGCGTGTGCCAAGCCTTCTTAGAGTTATACGGATTCGCAGTTGGTTCTTCAAGTTGTTCGTTTGCATTTGACATATTGATCACACTCCTTTTGGGGCTTGCTAGTCTTTCAAGGTGGCTATACTACTCGCGTTTGTAATATAGGGTCTTGATACTTCAAGGTGGCCTCTAGGTAAAAAAAATGATAAAGGGTTCAGCGAACTGAAGTGGCTTTATCGTATACTTGGCATTTGGTTAGCGGAGATCATTTGTTTCTTAACCTCTTCTTCACTATCATACGAATCCATATCGTCTTCGCTTGTTAGACCTCCAAATGCTTTCTTCATTAAACCACCGTCATAGGCTTTCTCAGCATCGTCCATCATAGTTTGTAGCTGATCCGCACCCATTTGATCGGTGGCTTTCTTGGTGAAAACAAATTCACCATCCGATAACCTTGCGGGAATCGAATCTGATACTCCAGTGCCAAGGCCACTTACTTCGCCTTCGCCAGAGAATTCTCCTGCAACATCCATGACCTTATCAAAGATGCCGCTTAGACGTTCATCACCTTCTAGAACGCCCATTAAATATTCTTGTTCTTCTACGTCTAGAGACTGCTCTAGTACATAGCCTGTGTAATCTTCTTCCATCTCATCATCTGGGAGTTGTGAAGCTTCTGCTTCTGCCATCTCGTCTTCTGGGATGTTGTCGTATGTGTCTTCAGGTATGCTATCGTCTTCCATTTCCATTTCTGGTGGAACTAGCATTGAGCCGCCTTCAGCGTACATGTTACCGCCCATGTTGTATTTAAGTTTCATGTCTTTCATATTTGTTAGCCTTCTGTTCGTTGTTTAGCTTCACGTACTTGCTCTTTTAGTTGTAACAAATTAACCAGAGAACTCACTCTCCCCTGCTTGCGGTACAGTTCCAGTTCCGATGTTGCCACCGCCAGTGCCTGTAGCTCCAAGTTCTTGAGGTTGAGGAGATGCTCCGTCAGGGCCTCCCATAGCTCCTTGTTGCCCGTCAGGGGCGACAGCTTCGCCGCCAGTACCTTGTCCAACATTTTGCGCTCCTATAATTTGTGCCATGATTGCCGCTTCTTCGGGATCGTTGAGGATCTCATCTGGGTCTAAATCAAGGCTGTACGCTAACTCACTAACAATCTTAGAGATCTTAACGAATGGTGCAATAGCAGGATTCTGTGCGGTCTGTAAGAACATAGTCAATCGCTGACTACGTACTTCTTTCTGCATGAGGCTATTAGTACCCATCGCATTTACTTCTAGATCGCCTTGAATAGCTAAATCACCTTCAAAGAACTGCATGTTCCATTGGTAGTATGATCTTCCTAGTGGTCTAAGCAAGAAGTCATCTATGTTTTTAACAACTGTTTTGATGTTTAGACTTGCGGCACCTAGAAGCATAGACATACCAGAAGCAGTACGAGTCATGCTCTGTACGCCTGTTTGTCCGTGCGAGTAACTAGGTATGCCTGTCTGCTCATCTGCAAGCTGACGGAACTTATCAAACATCTGTAAGTTTTCTTGCGTTGTGTTAGGGAACTTAATGCCATGTATAGCCTGACCTTGCATTCCTGACTGTCGTCTAAACACTTTTCCGGGATATATCTCCATTGATTGACCGCCAACCAACGCTGACTCATCAACGTCAAAGACTACTGAGCCTGATAACGCTAAGTTGTCAATTGCCATACGTGCATGGCCGTTCATTATTTGCTGAGAGTCATCCATATTTTCAGCAACACCAATACCAAAGAAAGAGTAAGGATTACGCTCGTAAGGAAAGGCATTGTATGGGAGTCTGTACGGAGTAAATGGATTAACAACCCCGCGTAGAAGCTTGCCATTACTAACCCAAGCATTAACTTGTACTTCATCTAAATCATCTACCTCATCTGGGAGTTCCATTCCTGCTTCGCGGGCATACTGTGCATCCATAACGCCCCAATACTCTAAAACCTCAAAAAGACCATCGCCATACTCTTCTGTACGGTGATCATCCTTTAATTCAGACTCGTAGTCTTTCTCAACATAGTTTGAACCCATCTGCAAACACTCACGAATTTGATCTTTGTTAAAGTGCGGTAGTTTTGCAAGCCCTCTAAGCTGAGAGCGGTTCATTTTATGACGATGAAAGGTATACTCGCAGTCATCCATTGTTGTAGCGTTTGGATCAGGGAAGAAATCCCATATACTTACAAACTCAATGCGCGGGACACGGACAGTAAGAGGATTGTAGGCTCTTTCACCTGTCTCTTCGTCTTTTTCCCAACGACTAAGCGTTTTATTGTGGTTGAATGGCCCTTTAACTACGCCTGTTCCAAATAACGCAGACTCAAACAAAGCATTACGCAACTCAGAAGAACCGTTAGACTCTTCAATCTGGTCGTGTATAAGACTTTGCATAAGTCTGGCGGCATCTTTAGCAGGTGCAATCTGTAAAGCCTGTGGATCGGGGTTAGGGCCGTCTTTAAACGTAGCTCCTGCCTCTTCTATAGCGTTTTCTAGTGCTGATTCGCCCGAAGAGAAGGTAGCTCCTGCTTTTAAGACTTTTCCGTCACCCTCATATCCAACATCAAAAGGATTTACTACTTCTTCTGGCTCTTCTTCTTTCTGTTCTGCGGGAGTACTTTCAATACTAGGAGCATTATCTAAGTGACTATACGTTGGAACGCCTTCAGGAACGCGAGTTTCTTTGACACCTATTGGAAATTGACCTGTGCCAAAGATAACGTCTACTAGTTGACCGAAAGCCGCAATGACCTTGGTCTTAGTTACTTTAATGAAGACTCTAGACTTCTCAGATTCGCGGAACCTTACGCTCTTGCCGTAAAGTCCACGAAAGTTATGATAGGCTTGAAGCCATCGAGCTTCATCATGCTCTCTGGCTCTTTCTGCTTGTTCAAAACGATCTTCGACCAAGCCTACAAATTTAAGACGTACAGATTCTTCAAGGGTCAGGTCGAGACCACTTTCACCTTCTACTGGTGCAAAGTAAATCTCTCCTGCGTTCCCAAATAAACCGTTCTCTTCACTCATTTAGTTTTTCCTTAGAGTTCTTGGAACTGAGCAATATATGTAACAGTAGTAGCGGCAGTTGCTAGGTCTGCTCCAATAGGACGCAGAGTAACAAAGATATTACGAGCGGCAGATGAGTACAAAGCCCCTGCAATAACAATAGCTTCACTAGTTGCGGGGCCGCCTTTAGGGCCAACTCCAGTAGTAGCAAACTGATTAGCCGCTTTACCGTGTGAGTTTTCAACTATATATAAAGGTACATTAGCTGTCCAAGTTACAGCGGCTCCACCGTCATCTAGAACGGCTGTAGCGGCAAGTAACTGCGCTCCTGCTGAAGCAGTACCAATAGAAATGTCTAAGTCATTACCACTTGAACCACCAGTAACAAGGTTGCCTTGGGGATAAGCGATTAAGTTAGTTAGGACTGTTCCTGCGGGCTGAGCAATCGTAACAATAGTGTTTGTGTCATCTGTAACTGCAATAGTGCCTGTCGTTACTTTTACTTCATTAGTAGTGGTTACTTCTTGATCTGGATTAGTCGTATCTACACGAGCGGCTAATCTACGTACATCAATTGCGTTTGATGCGTCATTTACGTCTTTACGGATATTTACTTGTGCCATTTTACATTCCTCTTATTTTGGTTTATTCAATAACCAAATGTTGAGTCCACTGGAGCATAAAGCCTTTCCCGATGAAACTGTCTCATTTGATTTATCGTGTCGTTGATGCGTGGTCGTGACATAATCAGATAACGTAGTGCATCGTAAGCGTGATCTGGTGCATGAGTATCTACGTCTTCTGGGTTGCGTTTATCCAGAGGAATACTTTGTAGTTCGCGTATCAGGTTAGGGCATGTATTTAATATTTGTATTCTGGGCCTACCGCTTTGCATGACTTTCAAGTATTCGTGGATTTGAATCTTTCCTTGTATTCGGTTCTTATCTGCTCTTCTAAGCTTGTGTCCTGCTCTCTGAAGAGTTTCTCCAATTGTAGGGCCTGTAGTACCAGTTCGGCTCCAACAAGCTGTATCAAGCACTCCTTGCACCGAGAAGGGATCTTGCATTTCCATCTCAGTTATTGTTTCTGCAAGCTCTGTGCCTAACAAGCCTTTACGGTATAACTCTCTGTATATAATAAGAGTGCCATCACTGGGATCAACTGCTCCCCAGATACAAGCACTTTCAGAGGCATAACCATAATCTATCCCTTTTACTCTTTCCCAATGTACAGGTATTTCAAAAGGTGTAATAACATGTAAGTGCGGCAAAAACTCTGTGAAGGCCGCTCCTTCCGCAACATCCCAATTACCTTCTAGGAGTTGCTGACGCTGTGTAGGCGGTAAAGCCTGTAGCATCTTTTCGTATCTACCGTCTGTCGCTAGGTAGGGGTTGTCTTGCAACCTAGCGGGTATGAATTTCCGTGTTAAACCATCTGCGCCTTCAAAAGACTCGTGGGGTGGCGAAGGATCTATGTAACGCTTCTTAACCCACGTAGCTCCTGC